ATCGCGTTTAGATCGATCAGCGTATCACCTAGCTTATCAACCTTAACATGACCATTAGTTACGTGTATCTTCCCTGCATTTACGCTACCTGCCCATTCAGAGGTGACTGTATTTCGTATTTTGTCAACCTGTTCAACTGTGAGTTTTGAATAGGACTTACCTTCAGATATAGTAATGTCAGAACTTAATATAGTTCCAGTACCGCCGTTTCTGAATGCTGCGCCTTGCGCTGTATCGTTTTCATCGTTCTTTGCCACCGTTACACCTGCCGCCTGTAATGGGGAAAATCCGCCTTGTAAAGGATCGTTAGGCGACCACTTTTTCATGTGTAAAACATCTTCAAAGGGCAGGTCTATCTGTGTGCCGTCCCATGCACTAAATCTGTATCTTGTAACTGGAGCGCGCCAGTCATTACCCTCTCTATGTAGCGAAACGCGGTCTGTAGGCAAGCAATGTAGGTATACAGGCTTTTCCCCATTCTTTTCGACGAATAAAAAGCCGTCACCAGTAATCTCGTAGTTATACCAGAATGATTCTCTTAACTCAATGCCGGACTGATAGCTATTAGGTTCGTTCAGCAGATCAATCAAAGGATGTTCGTCTATCTCATCTAGCGCTTTAATTTGTTTGATGTTATACCGACCTGTCTGGTTATTTTCGACGTTGAATGATTTCAGCTTTAATAGTTCCTTTTGGTTTTTGACCTTACTGACAATCAAAGGTGCTTCGATCAGCTTTCTTACCAGCACATTTACAACGGCATAAACGATTTTGTTTTCGTAACCCTTAGATAGCTGCCCTGTTTTACTTTTGAAGCTCCAACGGAATGCACCGCCTAACATCATCGTAACACCTGGGGCGTAATATGCCTTTATGCCTAGCAGTGAAGCACCTATTTTTTGCAGTTTGTTCATTCTACTTCAAATGTAATACAAATATTACAAATTAAACCATTTGAGATTCCAGATTTAATTGGTTGATTTTAAGATTGAATATCTCCCGCATCATAAATGCATCCATTAAATCCGGCGATTGTCCATTAAGGGCTGCTTTCATTTCGTCTTTGCCTATGATTTGTAGTTTGCCGTCCATATCGGCCTTTTTACGCTTTATTGCTTTACGTTCATGTATTAACCTTTGTCTGACAGTCATCTTATCATCATACATCATAGAGGCAACGTGTTCTGATATCTTGTATTTACCATTTAAAACATTATCCCCAGACCTATAATAGCATTGTGTTTTAACATTGGGATAGTTTTCAGGAACAACATTACCTTTAGCGTCCCTCATTGGCTTATCTGGACTAGGATAAGCCCTCCCTCCGTTGTTAAACTCAATGGCTCCTTCTATAAACCCGTCAACAAAAGACCCTACTCCGTCATTATCAAACGCTATATGCCTGTTTTGAACTGAATGTCTTGATGCCATACCGGCAATAGATGTAACAACTTGCTTGCCGTTAGACTTATCAAGAATCATCATATCAATCAACTCATATCCTTCCCACGCAAATACAATCAGCTTATCGGATCCTTTCATGGCTATATCGGCAGTAATATACTTCCCCGTTCTGTCAACCTCGTATAAGTTATTGAACATCCCTATAAAAGCGGCATAATCATAAATATCATTGTCTGACAATACTACTTTCCAGTTTGAATGCAGTAATGCGGCCTGTGTTGCCTTATCTTGAGCTAATAAGTTACCTAAATATGCAGGATTTTCTTTGAGCAATTCTTTATTATCGTAAATAGTGCCACCTATAAATGTAACTGACTTGACGAACGATAGTGGATCTATCCCTGATTTTTCGGCTACCTCTCCAATTATATGCCAGCCCTTTTCAATTGCCTCTTGCGAGGTATCGCCCCAAATATAATTTTCACCATCAACAACTAGATATCTCAATACGCCTTTACGCTCTGGGATGGCAAACCCCGTTTCCTGGTCTATCCACCACGATATAAATTCAGCTACCCAACTATCCGGATCAGGATTACAAGTGGCTCTAACGTACGGATTCACCCCGCAAACAGAACGATTACGTGTAAGTAGGTAGAAGAACATTTTTTTAGTGAAGTGTGTAAGCTCATCGAAGCCTATAAATGGGATTTGAGAACCTTGCCAGTCGTATATATTTTTCTCATATTCAAGATGTGAAAACTTTAGCTTAGAAACATCAAACACCCACTCTAAACTGCTTTGCCTTGGATTGGCATCGCCTAAAAGGCTGTATAAAGTCATTGATGTATCCCATAGACCACCCTCGTTCCTGATTTGGGGGTTAGTTCTACGGAATATAACAGATCCAAAACCGTCAATGTCTTTGTACCTAAGTGGCTCAAGAAGAAGTGAAAATGTTTTGCCTACTCCTGCCGCCCCACCTCCAATACATATGTCGGCAGAAGAAGAAGCAAATTCAAGTTGATAACCTTCTTGAGGCCGAATATATTTTATGCTATTTTCTGCCATTATCAGGCAATTGGAATATTGTTACCGTAGACTGGTTTTCTTTCTGCTTGTTATCTTTCTCGAATACACCAATAATCTTACCCAGCATTTCAGTTGCCTTATTAGCTCCGGACGAATCAAACTTATATTCCCCGGTCTCGTTACCATCGTGGTCTAATACAGGTACGGCTTGCACGCATGAATCAGAAATATGCTTAAAACGATCCATTATCCAATCACGGTTAATGCCCGATTTCTCAGCGGCTACAGATCGTAACGCCTGTAAATATTCTTCTACCTCTTCCTCCTGCAATAAGTTATGAGCAATCTGCCTTGATGTCTTTTCAGAATAACCAGCATAAATAGCTGATTGCGAACCGTTTAGTGTCTCAAAATACTTATCAGCGAACCTCTTTTTTTGCTCTGTCATGTAAATTAATGTAAACCTAGTTCAACCCCAAATATACCCATAAATTATAACCCCTGCAATAAATAATTCAAAATTGACTTTTTACGGTTCCGTACTGGCATGGGATGACTTGAATTGATTGGCGTATTCTTCCATTGCGTTTAATAGTTTGGCATCTATATCATCTGTAGTATTTATTCCAGATTCTTCTAAAGCTATGATTAAATAATATTCTGCTGTTTTCATAAAAAAAGGTCTATTTAATAAAAGAAGATACTACATCACTAACTGTCAACCCTTTTTTGTAAGCTTTTTCTATTGTTAAATTAGCTTCTTTGTTTACGCCTATGAATCTAAGCCTATTGTTTACTTCTCTTGTAAACATAACTAGAGACAATTCTTTTTTTGACTTATTGTTGTCTTGATTTTTTATCATTGTATTTCTTTTAATAGGTTATATATTCTGTTTTTAAACTCTCTATCTGAATCATCATTTGAAACAAATATGTCAATACACTCTTCAAGTAGTTGTTTCATTTCAATAGCTTTAGATGCTATTTTAATGGCTATTCTTGACTCTTTTGTCGGAAATGATTGTTCTATCAAAGGAATATCATTGCATCTTACACAATCTTCATCAAGTATCCATTTTGACGTTTTTTCGTCATTCACTTCCTTAACGGCACTTGAAACGGTTGAATGATGTTTAGCTAAGATTAAAAGATCTTCAGATTTCAGTGTAGCGTTATACATTTTGTCTACTATTTCAGCGTGTTTTTCTTTGGTTACAAATTCTCCCGTTTCGATCATTGAATGAAGGAAATCAGAGAAGTAAACATCAGGCCATTTCACTGTTTTATCTTCTAGTACAATATGGTCTATCCCCTTTTTATCGCAAAACTCTTTTGCTGCCTGCTTTATTTTTTTTTTGTTCATTTTTAGCCCTCCCATGCTGGTAATGTGTGAAATTCTCTTTCAGGCATTTCGCTATTTTCAACATGATCAATATCCCTTATACTGATTCCGTTATCTTTTAAGAACCCTTTCCAGCCTCCGTTACTATACCATGATTCTACATCGTATATAAAATCAGGCGCTCCTGTGTTAAATTTAACACGTTTAATTTTTACATTTTCCATATCTACAATTTTTTAAGTATTACATATTGTTTCCCCTGTTCACATCCGATAGACTGCATGAGGGAGGTGGAGGATTGACGACTCGATGAAAACCAATTACTACCATTCGTATAATCTTTATAAGCGCCCCAAGGAAGTCCAACAAATGGCACAATCTCAGCTGCTTCTTCCTCTGTTATTCCCGGCCATCGCGCGATGAATTGGTGTTTTGCCAACGGTAGTTCTATCCAATTAGAAATATCATCGTCACCGTAATGACTTTCATACCATAAATCAGATTGTTCTTCATTTTCTCTAACAACGTAGTTAAACGAGTTGCCCGGCACAAGCACTGCAAGCCCGGTGAATTTTGAAGTGGTTATTTCTTTGATGTTATCCATTTTACTATATGTTATTTTTATCTTTATAATGTACTGAAATCGTTGATTCTAAAACCCAGCAAGTTGAACATTCATAATAATCAATAATATTATCAAAAGACATCCTAGGCATAAATTTATGACCGTAAAATTAACATATATCTAATATGTTTTTATTTTGTTTTTTATCTTACATATGATTTTAATTAAATTCTATAAAAAATTCACCTTTTTTTATTTCAAGATCACAAGCCTCAATTTCGTCTTTATCCCCCATGTAGTATTCTTTCAACTCCTTCATGGTCTTTAGTAAACAAGGATCATCCTCGTGATTATTGTACAGGGAAGCCTTTGCTCTTGTTAACTTAGCTATTCCCGATACGCTGTACTGTTCGCTGTTATACATCAGCTCTTGATTTAATTGCTCTGGTGTAAGTTTATCCAGGATCTTTTTTAATTCTTTTAGTTTCATATTATTCTTTATTTCCATTCCCAAACTTACAACTCTCTCCTGTCATCGGCAAGTTTGTAACAGAGATGTTGCGAATTTCAGCTTGCTCATAAACTGCGAGCCTGGTTAAAGTCATTCGATCCCCTGTCTTCAGGTTCTTAAACTCATCCCGGCATTCCATAGCCGTTCTACCTTTGCATTCTGACCCTATTAGAATCCATATGCCGGACTTTCCTGTAAAAGTAGTGGTAATGTACTCCCCGTTTGGTTTGATGATGTTATTCATGAGCTGAGATATGTTTTAGAAATTCCTGCTCTGAACGAACCAAAACGTATTCGTGCCCTAATGACTCTACCAATTTTTGCCACGCTACCTGATGACTGCTTTGTGATCCTACAGATGTTTTCCATTCAATCCACAATATTGCTCCTGATGATTTGATAAACGCCATATCGCTTACACCTGGCAATACCCCCATAGCTTTATTGAATGCGCCTTTAATTGCATTTTCACTATTGTTGTTGATTGCAAATATCCTTCCTCTAAGATCAGGTCTATTATTCCAAATATTAACAAATGCATCACTTTGCACCTTAATTTCTGATTTTTCTCTTTTTTCCATGTTATTTTGTTGTTACTACCTTACTACCTCGTTACTACCTATCTTACTACCCTAAAAATCGGCCTTTAATCATACTGTAATACTCTTTTTAATAAAAAGGTAGTAAGGTAGTAAGATAAAGTAATAAGAGTTTAGTATATAGGTAAGTGCTGTATGAAAAATGTTAGTCCGATTTCTTCACGATAGATTCGGCAGTAAATTTCGTACTACCCTTACTACCTTACTACCTTTAAAACGGAACTTCCTCATCCTCAGTCTGTTTATTCTTTTCTTCGCCTACTAAATATGTTCCGTATCTTACCACCTGATACCGATAAAGTGAAATACCACCCATTTTTTTAGGCACACTTTTGCCAAATATAGACCTTAACTCGGCCCCTAATTTCTTTGTACCCATAATTTTCTGCTTGGTATTAGACTCTAAAACGTCTTTAATTTCTGTGGTAGTTAGCCATTCTGAGAATTTTCCTGGTATAGATGGAGCAAAAAACTTTAGAATTAATTCCCTTTCAGACGATGTGGTTTCAAAATTATGCCCAACTGACTCAAGATCTGCCAACTCTGAATTAGTTAATTTCCATTCTTCACCGGATTCGTAAGCCCTATACGCCTCCATAAATAACTCATCCTTGTCGATAGAGTTGAACAGCTCATGGTTGATAGAAAGCACTTCTACCGGTAAAATCCTGGTATTACCTGTAGGGTCGTTTATAACCTCCGGATCGTTCGATGTGCCACATAGTACCGCAAGTCTTTTGAAGTCCTCGTTATGCGCTCCATATGGTGCTCTAAGAGAAAATACAGCCTTAGAGGTAAGTTCCTTAAACCTTTTCTCGTCCTGCTTGCTCTTACCCCCCATTTCGTCATCCATTACAATTAGCTTCTGGCACATGAGAATGTCATCATCTTTGCCGGCATCAAGTTTCGATTCAGCATAGTATTTCTTTAGCGGATTAGGAAGTAATCGTCTAAACCATTCAGTTTTTCCGCTGTTTTGCCCCCCTACTAACGCAAGAACAGATCTAACTGGATAACCATCATAAGCCGCTATTAGGCTGATAACCCATTTACGCACAAACACTTCTTTCATGGGCGTCTCCGACCTGATAGATTCTGCAAGCATAGAAATATTTCCGCTACTTTTCCTGTGCAAGTTCTTCTCTATATACTCCGTTATAGGGTTAAAAGTAGTAATGAAATCAGAAAAAATATAAGATTCGCAGAGGTCTTTTGTAATATCCTTTGTATTAAAAAACATTCGAGCACGCAAGTAAATAGAGTTTATCCTAGCTTTATTAACATCGCTACCATTTTCTTCAATCATTTTTGTTATTTGATTTATTTTCATAGGGTGGTTTTGCTGCATCCACTCAGTAAGCGCCTGTATTAGTTGCTCAGGATCGTTCGCTGCAGACTTAATAGATATATCATCCCTCTTAAAAACTTCATCTACCAAATCGTTCGCTTGCTTCTCATCTATACCTTGCATTTCAATAAGCTGCCTTTTAACAGCCTCCGGATTACGGCCTGATCGCTTACCCATAGCCGCGACTTGAACCGCTTGATTACTTTGCTGCGGAGCGTGTATGCCAGCCTGCTTTAACATCCAGTAAAGAGTTCCTACACTTATTCCGGCCTTATTCCCCTTCAATGAGATGTCATATTGCTTATTAGCGTGCCTACTATCAAACTTCTCAGATACAGAGCAAAGCGATAAAAACCAGTCTCTACCATTTTCACCAAAACCATCAGCAATAGCAAATCCCAACTTCATATAGCTATCATAATCACCAGCTATGTTATGACCCAGGTTTACACACTCTCTAATCATTTCACCGACCGTATCCCCTGGAAGTACGATAGGAAGTGAATGTATTTTTTTAGGCTTTTCGGCTAACGTTCTACTTATTTTAGACTTTTCATTGATAACCAGATTCGGATCGTAAGATGCAAAACGCAAACTAGCTATGTTTTGAGGTGCGCTATCAACTTTGATACCGAATGACTGATAATAGTAGTTCTGAAGCCACCTGAACGATTCTTTATGTTTTTCCGGATTAATCCTTACTAAAACAGCAAGGCCGGCTCCGGATGCACTTTTGAATATAGAGTAGGTATAAGGATCGTTAAGTAGCTCACTTTTATCTGTGAAATAATCAATATCTATGCAAATGAAACCGCTATGCTGAATCATTTTTTCTTGATCTCTCTCGATAAAAGTACCAGATATAGTTACACTTGGAAGTGATTTTTTTAATTGATCCCTTTTAGCCTTTTCCTGCTCAACCC